TACGCGAAAATCATAACGCAAAATTAGCTCACGACAGAGGTTACGAAGAATTAAGAAAATGGTGTAAAAAACATTTCGTATATTACGATAATATAGTTATGGGAAAACCATCTGCTCAATACTACATTGACGACAAAGCTATCCAGATAGGCGAACTCAAATCCACTAATTGGAAATCTAACAATTATTTGGATACCGTTTCAAAATGGAAAGAAATTGCAGAACAGTTAGATAATTATAAAAATGCCAATTTATGAGTATAGATGTAACGCATGTGGATATGAGACTGAAATTTTTCAGTCAATGAATGCTAAAAATATAAAAAAGTGTCCAAATTGTTTACAAAATAAATTTGAAAAATTAATATCGGGTGGTTGTCACGCATTTGTTACCGCTGTTACGACTCTGGGTCAGTTAGCTGAACGTAATTCAAAATCTATGGGTGATGAATTAGTTGCTAAAAAAATGGATGAGTATGGTATTAAACCCAATACTCTAGATGATGTAGACAGAAGATTAAGAAGTGCATCTAAAGAAGAAATCACAAAATATATCGAAGATGGTAAAATACCACCTAAAAAATCTCAATTAACCAAAAAAGAAGTTATTGAGAAACAGAAAGAAGAACGCAAGGCATCAAAAGATGTTGAGCGCGTAGTAAAATTAAAACGAGATAAGGGAAAGTAATTTGAGCGCAACAATTGATGAGTATTTAATCTGTGAATCTTGTAATCGTAAATTAGCTCATTTATTACAAACTGAACAGTTAACAACGTTTAATTACGTCAATACTTATTTTGCTAAATGTCCGTGGTGTGATAATTTATCAAATAAAGTTACTATTCAAGGTAAAGTAATTGTCGGTGGAACAGAAGAAACACGACAAAAAAACGTAAAAATGCTTCCAGAAGGGATGTTATTTATAATGGAGAGAGCTAATGATTAATGTAGGGTTTTTATCAGATGGTTCAACAACAGACGAAATTGACAATTATCGCTGTGTAGCAAAAATAGAGAACAGAATACATTCAGTAAAATTAAATCGCCAAACTGGTGAACTATTTAATCCTTCAGAATCATCTGATGTTGAATTAAGTATGAAAATTAAAGGTATTGGTATTGAAAAATATTGTTTTACATCTGTTAGTAAAGAATGTTTTGATTATTATACCGCATTTCTTAAATCGAGAAATCGCGTAGAATACAACCAAGCAGTGCGTTTAACAAGGAATTAAAATGTTATCAACTATTGAACAAGAATATATAAAGCAAGCTATTAAAAATAGCGTACCAACAGAAGAAATTATGTCTGTGGTAGCAAAGAAAAATAAGACGAAACAAAAAGAGGTAGCTGCTTTGATGGAAGTAATTAAAAAGGCTGAACCTAAACAACCATCAATGGTTGAAAATGCCACTATTCACAAAACAGTGAATGGTAAAGATGGCGTAACTGTTCTAACGCCACAGGCCGCTGAAATGGGCGAAGAACTCAGTAAGAAACTAACAAAACCAAAAACAAAATATTCAGACTGTATGACAACATTGCGATAACATGTTAATTTTTGGCGAAGATTCCTTTTATCACGATACATATGAAACACAAACTAAGTATCGTGCAACTCTATCTAATGGTTTAGAATTTATTTCTGATGATGGTCGTGAACCAAACCAACCATTTTCGTGGCTAAGATTAGTTAGATATTGCAGAGAGCATAATTTGTATATTACTAATTTAGTATTACAAAATAGGTCTCATCGTGAGCAATTAAGACCAAATGCTGATGGTTATTATATGAGTATGGGAGCTGGTCGATGGTATACATCAGAACGTACAGACGGTTTCTTTGTTGTTGGTTATGTTGTAGATAATATACTCTTCAAAAGTTGGTGGCAAATACCTGAATTAGAAGTACAACGCAGCGAAGAAGTTACTGTAGAAGAGGTTTTACAAAGTGAATTAAAAGAATGTCTTATCCTAAAATCTATGAATCAAAGTATACTGACCAATTAGTGTCAGCACCACAAATTATCGCAGAAAAAATATGTGAAAAACGAGCAAATAAAGAAAAAAAGGTTTTGGTAGATAAATTCTGGAATACAGATAAATGGAAAAAAATCTTTATTCGAGAAGTAATGTTGGCGAATAGGTTATTGAAAATCTATTCGCCTAATGTTATTTTAAAAGCTCTTAATTCCAAAGAACTATGGTGGTTAACTACATTACTTGGACCACAACTTATGGAAGCTTGCGATAAGTATAATATACACACAGAAGAGGTTGTGTTAGAAGCTGCTCGAACCGATGTACTTCCCACACAACAAAAGAAAAAAACATCTTTAGGTATCATTTTTGATTATGACGAAGGAAAAAAGAAGTAATATTGTTGACGGCCAATTTTTCTGGGATATGGAGCCGGAAGTTATTTCCATATCTCCCGCACTTGATATTTTATTGGGTGGTGGTATTGTATCTGGTACATGGAATACTATTTATGGTCCACCAAAATTTGGTAAAACGGCTTTAGCTCTTAGAATAGCAGCAAAATGCCAGGAAATGGGCAAAATGGTTTATTACGGCAATGTTGAGGCTCGTCTAAAACGACGCGACTTAATATCAACCTCTGGATTAAAACCAGAATTATTTAAAGTTGTAACTTCTCGTGGTGCTGAATTTAATGAAAAAAATGAGTTGGCACAAGAAGCTTTGATTTTAACTGCAGAGGGTCATATTGCAGAATATGAAAATTTATTGAAAAATGGACATAATTCTTGTCTAATTATCGATTCAGAATCATATTTATGTACTAACGCTGAAATGGAAGGTGATATTACTGATATGCAACGCGCCGATGCAGCAAAATTAATGGCAAAATTTGTCCGCAGAAATAAAGACCTTATCTGCTTTAATAATTGGACAGTTATCGTTATTCGGCATATTGCCGCAAATCCAACTGGATATGGTGCCCCAACTAAAGAAAAAGGCTCTAACGCAGGTAATTATCAGACAGACGTTAAACTACGTGGCGATAAAGTTGAAGAATGGAAGGAGGGCGACGATATCGTAGGACAAATAATGTCCTGGAAATTAGAAACTGGTGCCCTACCAGGTGCAGTTAAAGGAACGTCTATACAATCCTATTTTAGATTTGGATACGGTATTGATGAAGAAGCAGAGCTTGCTAATTTAGCTATTGAACTGGGTTTGGCCAGTGTTAAAACGCCCTGGTATACCTATGGAGAGAAAAAGTATCAGGGATTAGCTAAATTTACAGCGGGAATTAAGGAAAGTTCAGAGTTAAAGAACGAATTACAAACTAAATTACGCGAGTTAGTTGGTCAATGAAATTTGTTGTAGATAATAAAGAATATAAGATACTACATAAAAATAATAAGACCAGAAAACACAGTTCGCTTCACAATAAAACAAAACAACTATTAAAAGAACTATTTCCATATGAAACTGTATGGGAAGAAGTTAAAATTCCCAAACATAAGTTATATGTTGACTTCATTTTACCTTCATTAAAAATTGCTATTGAATGTCAAGGTAGGCAACATACACAGTATGTTTCATTCTTTGGAAATAAAATTGATTATTTACGCAGTTTATCTCGCGATAAATTAAAGCGAGATTTGTTAGAACAAAATGGTTTTCTTGTTTTAGAATTTTTTGAAAATGAAGATATAACTATATGGAAGAAGAAACTCAACAAGTTGTAACAGCAGAAGATTATATGTCTGGTCTAGATAAAGCTTTGGATGAATATGATAAATCCATTGGTTTAGCTAGATTAAAACCACCGGAAGATATTGATACGTTAATGTCACTTTCAGTTAGTACAATTAAATTATTAACTTCTGAAGAGTGTCGATATTACGCATGTTCATTAGCAATGTACGCCATCTTTCTTAAAAAAGAAGAAAATAGACATTATTCAAAGGCAAAATGGGCTGATGACCAAATCGCCATGAAAATTTCTAAAAACATTGATAGTCTAGGTGGTACTGGTACATACAAAAGTTTAGAAGAAAAGAAAATGCTGGCTATAGCAGAAAATTCTTTTACTTTAAAATTACATAAATTAAGAACTCAGGCATATTCACGATATAACGAAATTCGTGATTTATCTGATAAAGTTGCCGAAAGTGCTAAATATATTAATGGATTAGCTTATGAAAAAAATCAAAACCGCGACTAATATAACAGTCGTATTAAAAGATGGTAACTGGTATTGTGGTGATTTGCTAGTACCAACTGAAATATTATTTTCTGGAAAATATAAGTTCAAAACTTTTACGACAAAAAAAGTTGTTTTGACTATAAAACGTATTCCTAAAGAGTGGATTCCTAGCGGTAAAAAAACGCAAGCTAAGACACAAACTAAATCCAAAAAGACTGTTAGGACAAAAAAACAAACACAACAATTAAATAGTACAACTAATATTTTACCTACTGTAAAAGGTAGGTCTAGTATTATTGACCCAAATAGAAAAATTCAATTTATTGATTATCGTGATGTTGGTGCTGACGATAGAAAAATAGATAAGAAAAATTGGAAAGGTAAAAAACCAGTTCCAAGAATTAGACCTGCAGCAATTACTGTTGAAAAACAGTGTTATGTTTGTGGAAAAACAGAAATGATTTCTAGTGGTTTAGCAGCAACTATGTTGGAAGGCACTTCCTACCGTTGTAATAAATGTAATGGCGCAAAATGAGTATCAGTAATTTACAGGCTGAAAAGTCAATATTAATTGGTTTAATAAATCATGGTAAAGATGGTTTTATTGAAGTAGACGATGTTATTAGACCAGAAGATTTTGAAAATGAAACACATAAAATTGTATTTTCATGCTGTAAAGAATATTATGATAAATACAATAATAATGTGGATATTCCTAGTATTATTTCAACTGCTACTGATTTAGGTTACAAAAATTATTTATCAAAAGATGTTCTTGCTTATATTAAAAGTTTAAAAGATGAATCTATCGAGTTAAATAATATTCGTAACGAAGCAATTAAAGTTGCTAAATTATCTATTACCAGAAAATTAAAACAACAGATGGTAATAGCTTCTAAAGAATTGGAAAAAATTGTTGGTACTGAATCTATAGCAGAAATTTTTGCTATTCCAGAAGGTAAAATTCTTGACCTATCTAATTTTTTGGATAGAGATACACAACAAACCAAAAAAATTGGAACTGATGGTGTTGAGTGGATTCAACATATTATAGATAATCCACGTGAAACCATTGGAATTAGTACTGGTTATCCATTATTTGATGCATCAATTGGTGGTGGATTAAGAAGGGGTAATACAAATCTAGTTGTAGCTAGAGCAAAAGCTGGTAAAACTACATTTGTTGATAATGTAGCCATACATATTGCAGATGTATTAAAAATACCTGTCTTCAATGTTGATACAGAAATGACAGATAAAGAACATTTAGCGCGTATTTATGCTAATATGTGCAATATCGACTCTAAATTAATTGAGACCGGTAAATTAGATGCTAAACAACAAAAACAAGTATTAGCAGTTGCTAAAAAAGTTGCCGATATACCATATTATTATCGAACTGTTGCAGGTTGTTCATTTGATGAGATTCTATCTATTATTAAACGATGGATTCTTAAAGAAGTTGGTATTAGAGCTGATGGTACTACAAATGATTGTGTTGTTATTTACGACTATTTTAAATTAATGGACACCAATGAATTATCAAAAAATATGGCTGAATATCAAGCACTTGGTTTTCAATTACAGGCACTAAATGCTTTTACTAAACGTTATGATTTCCCATGTTTATCATTTGGACAAACAAATCGCGATGGAATCAGGGAAGAAACAATTGCTGTTATCGCAAGTTCAGATAGATTATCACAGTATGCTACATCAGTTTCGCTTCTAAAAGAAAAAGAGCCTGAAGAAATAGCACAAGATGGTAAACAAAATGGCAATAGAAAAATGAAAACTCTAGTAACTAGATTTGGTCCAGGTACTGGACATGGCTATATCAATTTTGATTTTCAGGGTGAATATTCTAAACTGATAGAAATAGGTCTTAATTCACAAAATGTTTCAGACGAAGCGTTTGAATTAGAAGATAATGACGAAGTATAATCAAGATGAATTGTATAAAATTTCGCAATTATTGTGGTATCGCGTCAACGAATTATTAGATTTATTTAAAATTGAATATGATTATGGCAAAAAAGTCACAATGGCCTGCCCCTGTCATGGCGGTGATAATCCTAATGCCCTGTCAATTAAAGATGGTTTTTGGCGATGTTTTACACGAAATTGTCACGACACTTTTATGCCCTCAATGTTAGGTCTAGTAAGAGGAATTTTATCTAGGGCACGGTATGGATGGCCAGAAAATAATAAAACAGAGACATTTGCCGAAACAATCACATTTTGTCTTTCGTTTTTAAATTGTTCTGCTATAATAGATATCGATAAACAATTACAAGGAATTACTAAACATCAAATTCAAACTGAACAATGTAAAGAAGTTACTAAACGATACATACGTAAAAGTTTAAAACGTCCAGCCGAACCACTGATTAAACGTGGATTTTCTGAAGAAATTTTAGATATGTATGATATTGGAGTTTGCCTTAATAAAGGTAAACGTATGTATAATAGAATAGTTGTTCCGGTATATGATAATGATAAAGATATTGTTAATGGTTGTTTAGGTCGTTCATTATTTGTTAAATGCCCAAAATGCAATTATTATCATTATGGTTCTTGTGATAATTTTAAACATTATTCCAAGTGGATAAATTCCAAAAATTGGCATACTAGCAATAGTTTATTTAATCTTTGGTTTGCTAGAGATTATATTAATAATACTGGTAATGTAATTTTAACGGAAGGTCCACTTGACGCCATACGTTTATCTGACTATGGAGTTAATGGTGCATTAGCCATCTATGGTTCCGCGATTAAAGACCAGCAAGTCATTCTACTTGAACAACTTAACATCAAAAATATTATATGTTTAATGGATAATGATGCTGCTGGAGATAATGCTACATTACAAATTGCAAATAGCTGTTCACATTTAGGAAAAATAATCTGTCCCGTATATAAAAGTAAAGATATAGGCGAAGCTTCTAGTAAAGAAATTGATTCAATAAAAAGGTTAATTGATAAATTATGATTTTAGGTATTTCTGGTAAAAAATCCGCTGGTAAAAATACAATTGGTAATTGGCTTACTGGTTTATGGATGCAACAGTATGATATAATTGAATATAGCTATGTAGATAGTAATGGAGATTTAATTGTTCCATTAGCTTATGATGGCCAAGTAGAAGATAGAAAATTAGATGTTACACGAGAAACGCCCTTTCTAAAGGATTTCGTTTATCCATACGTGAGACAATTTTCATTTGCTGACCCATTAAAAAAATTCTGTATAAAAGTTTTGGGCTTAACACATGAACAGTGTTATGGTTCTGATAATGACAAAAATACTTTAACTAAAGTGCCCTGGGCTAATATACCATTGGAAATAATAAAGAAAAGAAAAAAGAAGGACATTTCGGGATTCTTGACCGCGAGAGAAGTCCTAGAAATTGTTGGAACCGATATTATGCGGACCTTAATTCCCACATGTTGGTGCGATGCTCTTATGCGGGATATTGCCGAACAGAATTCAGAATTCAGTATTATTACTGATGTACGTTTTCCAGAAGAAATTGCAGCAATTAGGGCTGCTGGTGGTAAAGTTGTGCGTTTAACCCGTAATAAATTTAATTCTGATGCGGCGGCAGAAATTGCCCTAGATAATTTTACTGATTTCGACGAAGTTATCGATAATTCTGACATGACTATTGAACAGCAAAATAAGGCGATTTTTGATATTTTAGTTGGTTGGGGATGGATTGATTTTGAAATAGAATGCAAGTAACATTTTTGCGTAGTTCATCATATAATCGTTGGGATTGGTGTCAGCACCTTTTCGTGCTAGAATACGGAATGGGCTATAAAGGCCCGGCAAATAAAAAGGCTGAAGCTGGAAACATTATACATAAAGCAATGGAGGGTGTTGCCCTTTATCAGCTTGGTAAACAACAGAATTTAACGTCAATGGAATATCCAGAAATGGAACCATTAGACTTAACTAAGCCGATTGACTTTCATAAAATTTTTGCCGACTCTTTTTCTTTCTACGCTAATAAATCTGAACATTCATACACTGACGAAGATAGAGAAGAATACTGGAATTGGTTTCAAGACTGTTTAAATTATAAAAATGGTTTTTATTCTCCATTAAATAATAAGGTTTTTGGTGTTGAACAATCATTTGATATTGAAATTAAAAAAGATTGGGCAAAATATAAATTTGATTTAGGCCCAAATAAATATGAGGGATATTTGCGATTAAAAGGTAATATTGACCTTATATTAGACCACGGAGATTATCTGGAAGCATTAGATTATAAGACTGCATCTCGTCGAAATGATTGGAATAAAGATTATGATAATGAAAAGGGATTTAATGAATTTTTAAAAGACCCACAACTCTGTATCTACTATTATGCATTAGCTCATCTTTATCCAGACAAAGAGTTTATGATGAGTATATTTTATGTTCGTGCAGGTGGTGTATTTTCTATGCCATTTGACCGTTCAAATCTACCAGTCATAGAAGAAATGATTAAGAATAGATTTCAGGAAATTAAACAGACTCAAACTCCAGCCTTATTATCTCGTAATAGAAAACATTGGAAGTGTAAATCATTGTGTTTTGCATCAAAAGTACTTGGACAAAATTCATTATGTGAACATGTTGCTAATGAAGTTAAAACTAAGGGTTTAAAACAAGCTATTATTGATAATACAGTACCTGGGTTTGATTTATCTGATTATGGTTATGGTGGTGGTTCAGAAGGTTTAAAACAAAGAGATGTTAATAAGGAATAAACAATATGTGTTGGAGATGTGACGAAAAACAAAGAGAAAAAGAATATAAAAGAGACCTTTTAATGAGTAAATTTATAATAGCTGTAACTATATTATTACCATTAATAGTTTTAATTGGATTACCAACTGCAATTTGGTATGAACAACACACATCATATATAAATGGTAAAAAATATGCAGAACATATCTTAAAAACTTGTGGCGATAAAGGTAAAATTATCGCCATTAATGACGGATTAACTTCTGGTAAATATGCTAAACATTATTATGAAACTATTATGGAATTACCCGGAGAATATCGTGTATCTGTAGATACAAATGGTATGTTTCCTAAAATTGGAGAAGAATATAAAATAGTATTTTCAGAAAGATGGTCGTCTCCATATTTAAAAATTATAGATAGAATAGACAATGAATCAAACAGAAATAGAAGAAACATTAAAACAGATTGATGATTTCTTAAAAAGCGAAGATAAATTTATTGACGATAATCCATATTCAATGTTTTATCGAAGAGATAAAGTAAAACCTAAAAATGAGTTTATTGAAAAACTTCAACAACAATCAGATGAAGGATATAAAAAATATCAAGAAGAGAGAAACAAGCTTATTGAGCAACGATATGAAAAAATTATAAATGAAATTTTTACATCTGTTAAGAATGGTAGATATTTTTTGATGTCTAGTAATGATATAGATTTGACTTTATCAGAAAATAAAAAAATTCGAAATAAATTAAAAGGAAATGGATTTACAGTATATAATATATGGTTGTCTAGTCTTTTCATGCCTTTAATATGTTTGATTTTAGCTGGTGCAACTTTTACACATGAATCACACTCAGTTATACATGTATTATTTTTTGCTATCGCACTTATCTTATCATTTTTAACTTTAGGATTGATATTTACTGGTGGAATATTATATATTTCTTGGAGAAAAAAGTGGTTTATAACTTAGAAGAATATTCTAAATTAGAAAAAGAATATCAATATCCATATCAAGTTAAATTTCAACGACAACAACCAACACTATTACCACAAGCTGATTTAAAAGATTTATTTATAAGTCAAGATGCAATTCAAAGTATAGAACAATTAGGAAATTTTAAGAAGGAATTATAATGTTAAGTATATTAAATACATTAATTATGAGTTGTATATTATTAGTAGGTATATTTACTATATTATTTGCAATTCTATCTAAAATGGAAGGCATTCCTATTATACATCATTTGTTTCAATATATTGCAGATAAAACAAAGCCAAAACCACCTCCAGAAATACCAGAGCATATATTAACATTAAGAGAACAAACTAAAATAAAACAAGAAGAAGAATCGGTTAAAATATATAATCATATCACAAATGAAATAACCAAATGTGTAGAAGTAGGGCAAGATTGGTTTAATTTTAAAGAAAAAATTAATTCAGATATTGAAAAATTGGTTATTAAAAAATTAAAAAATAACGGATTTACAGTGCGTCGTCGTTATATATCATATGATGGTTATGTTGTAGGTAACTATTTGCAAATTACTTGGTAAAAGGTGTATAATCCTATGGAAATTTAGGATTTTTATAGGAGTATTAGGTGAGACTCGAAGCTGTAATAGTTTGTGTGGATTACGCTGATTTTTTAGCATGGTCTATTCTATTTAACCGAAGTCAATTTGACAATATTATAGTTGTCTCAGATTGCGACGACATAGATACCCATCGCGTATGTGAGCAATATCACGTTAATTGTATCAAAACAGATAAATGTCATGAAGATGGTGTCTTTAACAAAGGAAAAATGATAAATGAGGGATTATCTCATCTAAAATACAATGATTGGGTGATTCATATAGATGCAGATATCTGTCTACCTACTCATTTTCGCAACTTTATCAACACTCTAAAATTAGATACAAGCTGTTTATATTCAGTAGACCGTTTAATGTGTAAGTCATTTGAGGAATGGATAAAATATTTGGCTGAACCAAAACCTCAATATGAAAATAGTATATTTGTACATCCATCACCGTTCCCTATGGGTGTACGATTAGCAAATCAGGGATATGGCGGCTGGCTACCTATAGGGTATTTCCAGATGTGGAATCAGGGTAAACAAAAATTAGAGTATCCAACTGAGCATACTGGTGCAGCACGCACTGATGTTCAATTTACGCTTAAATTTCCAAGAGAAAAAAGAGTATTAATACCCGAAATTTTTGCAATTCACCTTGAGACTCAATTACCAGATAAGACTATGGGAGCAAATTGGAATGGAAGAACAACTCCAAAATTCACCTTTTACGACAACCGTAATACTTTATCAAAGTAATTATGTGTATGTCTATAAATTTCATAGTGAATCAGAAAAATTAAGTAAAGAATTATTGTTAAAGCTGGAATCCAATTATGGAATTCCAACATCTGTTAAAAATGATAGCGGAACAATTCTTGGTGAACTTGTAGAATTTACATCCACTTACAATAAATGGTATAATATTCATAAGTATGTATTTAAAATTGATTTATTTGTAAATAGCATTATTCAAAAAATCAAAAATTTAATCATTAGATTTATAAACTATTAAGTGAGGTAATAACATGAAAATCGGTCCATATGGAAATGGTGATAATTTAAAATATACAGATTGTATATTAGACTTACAATGGAACACTAAAATATTTAATATTCCACTTAATCCACTTCTAAAAGTTACAGTAAAAGGCAAGTGGTATGGAACTATGCGTAATCGCAATATTGCAATTCGACATAATAAAATTGCATTTTTAGGTGCCGCTCCAGATAAAACAAATCAAATTTTTATCTGTGATGCTGATTTAAATGTAGAAAAGACGCTTCCAGCGCCCAATGCAACTAGAGCATCTATGTCGTTATTTAATTTTAGTTGGGCATTACAAGGGCATGATGTAAGTGCTGGTAGATTTACTATATATTGGAATGAGGAAGATGGAATTCTAGTTTCATCTACTGGAGATGGATATTCTTATGATTGGGTTGAATATAGTGGTAATAATTTATTACAATATATTCGTAATCGTGATAACAATGCGTCTTCATATTTTGGAATTGCTGATGGAAACCCCATAATGATAACACCCCGTCCCGGTCATTATAATTTCCGAGATGGATTATATTTTTGGAGAAAAGGTGCTGTAAGTGTAGATAATAAATCAAATTTAGGTATTGCTCCAGCAATATATTCTCTTAAAAATAACCCAACCTATGTTTCTGATGCAACTCGACATGTATTAATTACACCATCCTTAGATTTTACAATTAATAATGCTGAAAAAACCTATGTTGGTCGTAATGGAGTAATGGTATATTCAGGATTAGATAAAGCTGATGGTATTCAATTAACATCCATTATTTCTGTTGCAGGACAATCAAAACCAGTTGTTGAGTGGACATATCATAATATTAATTATGTTATTCGATTTAGTCAGGATGCTAATTATTATGAAACTCCAATATGTATGGATGAAAACTTTGTGTATTGTTTAGCTCATCCAAAACTTCCGCCTATGAAACAGGCGGCAGACACAAGAAAAACAATGGTAATATTGATTGTCAATAAAAAAACTGGACAATTAGTAAGAGAAATTCAAACTAATCATAGTCCTGAAACAGCATATAATTGGATATCTAAAATTAGTGTATCTAATAATATTATGGTATTATATACATATAATGCTGTGAAAGGTAATTTAATATCAGCTATTAATCTAGATACTGGTGCTGAATTATGGAAACAGGTATATCCAGTAGGTTCAATTCCACATGAATATAATTTTAGAGCATTTGACCCTCGTCAGAATCTTAATCATATAGTTTCTGATAATAAGTATACATATTTCTGCTATTTAAAAGATGAAAGTATACTATGTGTAGATAGATTTGAACTTCTTACAGGTAGCAAGAAACATTGGGAACAAAAAATTTGTGAAAAAAGTATTTATACAACATATAACTTAATTGATGAAGTTTGTATTGATAATGATTCTCTATATGTATTAGTTACTACTGGTGAAGCTCATAAAACACAAACTGTAGTCAATGGTGCATATGTTACAACAATTAAAGGTCATGAACAACTTTTAATAAGGATTACTTAATGAATAAACACGTATTGGGATTTATAACATTTATAGTGTTATTAATTCCATTCGTGGTCAGAGTACATGCAAATAATGGTAGACGAATAGCTCGCTATTTTATTGCTGAACATGGTTTATACTGCCGCGTGATAGATTCCTGGATAGATGATTCATACATTTATCCCTATCGCGCGGTTGTTCGTTTTCCAGATGACACACGAATGGAAGTATTTTGTGGAGAGATTAAACCACAAATTGATGAGGATTATATTGTAAAGGATACATTATGTTTTGGAATGATTGCTTTAAAAGAAAAACTGTAATTGAGAATCCAGTTAAACTTACCGCTAATGAAGCAAGACGATTAGCTGAAGAAAATAAAGATTATTACTCTAAAATAGAACAAAGTGATTTTGAATTTACATTAGACCAATGTTATCAAACTATAAAAGACGCAGCATATCGAGGTGACACAGAATGTACAATATGGTTTCGATGTAGAGTTCGTGAAAAATTTTATAATAAAATGAAAAATGTTTTATCGCAAGATGGTTATACAGTTTCTGAACTACAAATAGCAAAACGACCATATTATATAGATGATAGTTTCTTTTTGGTATCTTGGTGATTTTATGATTTTAAACACGTTGTTAAATAATTGCAAAAAAGCGTGGAAACGTTACTCATTTCCATTTATATTATCAATTGGGGTGATATTTATGTCATCTACGATGTATTTTGGTATTGTATTACCACATCAAATAAAAAAAGCAAATACCAATAAATTTCTTGCAGAGCGCAATTATATTGGTCAAATAATCCATGCACGTAACAATAAATGGATAATTGAATTTAGTGATGGTCAACGTTGTTATGCTTATGATAATGGTAGATGCGGGTTTATAAATGATTATTATACACTTTTTGCAGATGAAGACGGTGATGTTTGCTTAAATAAGCGAGTTAATATTGAACAATTAGAACGATAAGAATATGAATACAATTACATTATATCACTTTAGAATCTTTAAAAATAAAAAAATAGAGAATAATAAGGAGTTTATATCAATAGATGCTTCTAATATACAAGAAGCTACAGTTGATATAGAAATATTACCACCTGCATTAACACCACCAGCGTTTAAAACAAATAATGTTAATTTATTACACAATAAAGATTCAATAGATAATAATATTATAGTTGTTAGTGATAATTATGGTATAATAAATGGTTTTAGAAATGGCTTTATAGAAGCAATAGCTTATATATTATGTAAGGGTGTTTATGCACCAAATGCAATGCAACCAGAAATAGACCAGTTAAACAAATTAATTGAGAATGAAAAATAGAATTATGCTAACTAGACGCGAATTTTCAAAAATGATTCCGACTTTACTTGTTACGCCATCAATTTTAGCGGCAACAGGTAGAAAAGTTTGTAAGGTTGAAGAACATATTAATTACTTGATAGAGAATCAAATATATAATAATATTACATTAATTGAATGCAATAAAATTAATTTATTAAAATATAAAAATAATATTAATTTAGGTATGGATAAAAATACGTTATGGATTAAACATCCTACAAATATAAATGATATAATTCAAACAATAAAAAATAAATTAATATCACAAAAATTTGTTGAGGGAGAGTATATTTATGTACCTATTTTTATAAATTCAAATGATGCTATAAAACATATAGATTATTATATTCAAAATTCTAGTCATATTGTAGTTTATAAATATAATAATTTTTATAATTTAGTTGGCGTTGAAAAATGAATAGTCCAATTTGGTTACCACATCACGCCCATAGTTCTGATGGGTCGTTGCTTGATGGTGCTAGTTCAGCTAGTAATATGGTGAAAAGGTGTAAAGAATTAGGTTATACAACCTGCACATTATCAGAACATGGTAATTTACTATCAACAGTTAAACTAGAAAAGGAATGTAAAAAAAGAGAATTAAAACCTATTTTTGCTAACGAATTTTACATTTGCGATAATGCTGAAGTAAAAGACCCACAAAACCGCAAACTAGCCCACTTGGTTGTGTTGGCAACAAATCCAGTCGGATGGACCAACTTAGTGCGACTTAATAATGCAGCAAATACTAAATTCTATTATAAGCCGCGCATTGATTTTGATATGCTTGCGAAATATTCAGAAGGTTTGCTCTGCTTCTCTGGTCATCCAGGTTCGCAAATGGCCAACATATTTTTTTCCGATTTAAATGCTTACGGTGCAGAAACTGTTGAAGATGTAAAAGGTTTTATCCGACCAGATTGGGTACAAGCAGCATCTAATTTGGCAGATAAATATCGTTCAATTTTTAAGGATAACTTCTTTCTGGAAGTTCAATTATTTGACCAAGTTAATATGCCAGCACAAGTTGTTTTGGCACAAGGACTTAGATACTTATCAAAAAAGATGGGTATTCCTTGTGTAGCAACGGCAGATTCACATTATGCTAAAAAAGAGGATGCAAGAGACCAACGAGCACTTCTATGTATTAGTTTAAAAACAACTCTAAAGAAGGTTCAGAGTCAATTAAATTCAGGTGAAGAATTTGGTTTAGATGGATTTTTTAAATCAAGTCAGTATTATATTCCTTCACAGGAAGAAATGCAAAAATGGCATACTAAGGAAGAACTTGATAGTTCGCTCGAAATTGCTAGCCGATGTGAAAATTATAGCATTTTAAATAAACCAAAATTACCTTCTATATCTAATAATTCTGTGCAAGAATTGAGACAAAAGTGTCGAGATGGATGGCGTAATAAAATAGCATCTGTGATTAGTAAAGAAGAACAACAAAAATATGTGGACCGAATTAACGGCGAACTCAAAGTTATTGAAGACGCAAATTTGTCAGACTATTTCCTTATCGTAAATGATTATGTTAAGGCGGCAAATAATAAGGGTATTTTAACTGGACCTGGACGCGGTTCAGCTGCAGGTTGTCTAGTATCCTATTTGTTAGATATTACGCAAGTTAATCCAATTGAAAATAATTTGATTTTTGAGCGATTTTATAATGCTGGACGTAATTCACCTGGACATATTCAATATCCTGATATTGATACGGATTTCGAGGCGACTCGACGAGATGAAGTCATAGATTATATACGTTCCAGATACGGCGAAAATTGTGTGGCAAATATCTGTACAATTGGTCGTATGATGGGTCGTGGAGTTGTTAAAGACGTTTTCCGTATCTATGATACCGCAACATACGATGAAGTTAACAGAATTACCGACTGGATTCCTGACGAAGCTAAAATCGCAGATGAACTTCAGAGCATGAAAGAATCTGGAGAGCAACCCTCTATAATACTATGGGCACTTCAGAATCACGCAAAAGAACTAAAGGAATGGGTAGAATTACAGGACGGAAAGATTACGGGCAAATATGGACATATATTTGCTCAAGCTATGCGATTGGAAGGAACTGCTCGTTCTATTGGTAAACACGCTTCTGGATTAGTTATTTCCAGTCAAGACTTATTTGAATATTGTCCAATGGTATACGATAAGCGTAGTTCACACCTAAGTTGTGGTTTAGAATTGGAAGATTTAGAGCCATATGGTATTGTTAAATTTGATATTTTAGGATTATCCGCATTAAATAAAGTTTCAACGGCAATTTCATTAATAGAGAAATAAATGAAGAAAAATGAAAGAAAAAGTACCCCAGCTAAGGGTGGATGTTGGTTTTGTTATATGACTGATGATGAAGAAATAGATTGGCTATTTTCGTGGGAGTGGGATACAAATTTACATTTATCCTGTCTCAAGAAAGCAATAGAAGATAATCCAAAATATACACATTGGAATACTTCTAATTATGACCCAGAATTAGAATCATTTGTTTCAGAGTTTAAGGAAATTTTAAAGTGAAAAAATTAGATTATCAACACATTTCATTAGTGCCCAGAGTAGTATCTGATGTTATAAGTCGTTCATGCGTAAATACATCCACAAAAATTAGTACAATAACATTGGATGTACCAATTATATCGGCTCCAATGCCAGATGTTTGTAATGGACAAATGGCGGTCCAATTAGCTAAATTGGGTTGTATGGGTCTTATTCATCGATTTCAAAGTATAGAAGAACAAAAAATAGAATTTCTTTTATCAGAAAAAAATGATTTAAGTTCTATAGAAAAATCTAGAATAGGATGTGCCGTAGGTTTAAAAGAATTCAATAGAATAGAAGAATTATTTAATGTAGGTTGTCGTCTATTTTGTGTCGATACTGCTAATGGTGCCAATAAACAAATTGAAAAAACTATAGAATATATATCTAATTTAGGCAATATTGATTCTTATGGAAGAACAGGTATTATCGTTGGTAATGTAGCATCCATTGAAGGATATCATTATCTAAATGATTTAGGTGTTAGTGCAGTACGAGTTGGTATTGCTGGTGGAAGTGTTTGTGAAACTAAAACTGAAACTGGTATATATTATCCAATGGCATCATTAATTGAAGAAATAGTCAATGGAAGAGAAAAAATTCAAAGATGTTATCGACCAGCAGAGATAATTGCAGATGGTGGAATTAAAATACCAGCAGATATGTGTAAGGCATTAGCTCTTGGTGCTGATGCCGTAATGGTTGGTGGTATTTTAGCTGGATGTGCAGAATCACCATCATCTATGTTAAAGGTTGATGGAGTTCTAAAGAAAGTGTTGCGTGGTGCTGCATCATTCTCTGTTCAACAAGAAAATAGTGGAAATAAACCAACATATATTGAAGGAAGAGAAACACTAGTTAATTACAGCGGACATGTTGAGAATGTAATTAAAAGATTTAAGGGTGGTTTACAGTCATCTATGTCTTATATGAACGCTAAATATTTACCAGATTTTAGGAAAAATGTACGTGTGATTGAAATATGAAATTATTATTAGACACTGTCTTTTGGATGGGTTTGTCTCTTACCGAAAATCCATATCCTTTAGATGTTAGATTATTATTACCAATATATCACAGTGGAAATATAATTATAACTCAAACTATGAATAAGAAAATATCTGTTGGTGATACAATATATATAAGTACCAAAACTGGTAAAGTTGTAAAAACTAAACGTAAAGGATATACAAAATTAGGCATGGCAATATCATCCCCAGATAAAGATAACTATATTCAAGTTAAAATGTTATAATGTCAATAAAAGAAGATGTTTTGAATTGTACATTATGTCCACTTAGTTCGAGATGCGTAAGTCCAATACCAGGAATTGGTAAAAAATCTGCTAAGTGGATGTTTATTTATCACGTACCTATTAATCAAATAACACAAAAATTTGTAGATAAAATTTTACAAGAATGTAATATTGATAAAGATTTAATATATTCAACTAGTTTATTAAAATGTCCAGTAGATACTACAACTAAAGCATGGAAACAATATAGTCAAATTTGTGAATCTCATCTTTTGAAAGAAATTGAAAAAATTCAACCCTCAACTATATTTCTATTGGGGCAAAAGGCTATCTTTCCAAGATTAAAAAGTACACTAAAAACTACCGAAAATAAATTAATTCAAAATTCCGAAGTTATCTTACCATTTTCAATAACACATTTTATAAAGTATAAATTATGTTATCATCCTTCATATATTATGAATGGCGGTACTTTTGAAGTAAATACATTTAAAACACAATTATTACAGGAATTATAAAAATGGAGCTAGATGGTTATCCAGTCAAAAATGGAACAGATTATGAATGGATATTTAATAATCCAGTATATAAATTAACCGAAACTATTGTTCGTAATATTCATGATAAACTAATCAATAAAAGAAGGTCCGATGTTCAAGATAGGCGCGTGAAATGGTATGATAGTATACCAGAAGATATTAAATATTCTGACGAAGATGTATTAATACGACATTGTTCTATGTGCTATAAAATAGAGTGTTGGAGATTAAATGAAGACGATGAATGGAATTATGCTCCAGACCATTGTGATTGCGGGTCTTATTACAGATGAATAACAACTATTTTCTTTTCTTCGATATTGAAACTTCTGGCCTAGAAACAACTGACCAAATTTTATCAATTGGTTCTGTTGTTGTTGACCCTGTTAGATTATCTATTATTCCAAATAGTGAATTTTACACAGTGATAAAACCCGAAAATCCAGATATCATAGAAGATAAAACTTGGAGTTATACTGGGCTTTCGCTTCAAGAAGTTATGAAAGGTCCAAAAATTGATAATGCTATCTCGTTGTTTAGTGAATATATTAAACGATGGAGACGAGGTAAAACAGGTTGGGATTCTCCTATTCCTGCTGGATATAATATTAATAAGTTCGATACGCCATTTTTAACTGCAAAGGGTTTAAACACAGACCTTCTATTCCATAAAGTTAATCGTTTGGATTTAATGGACGATATGTTTCGCTGGACATTCTTTACTAAAGATTACAGTGTAACAAGTCTAAATGATTTACGCGATTTAGTTGGATTGTCAAGAGATGGAGCACATAATGCATTAATTGATGCACGTGATTGTGCTAAAATTGCAATTAGATTGCTTAAAGTATATAAAATGAATAAAGTGAAGTTTGAGAGAGCATTTTCTAATGGTAACACAGATTAATTATTTAAATAGAAACTATATAGTTAATAAAAATCAAAATGTTGATATTCCATGTGAAGAATGTCGTAAAACTTTTGAAGTTGCACTCAGTTCTATGCAATCATATTTATATATAGAACATAATTATGTATTTATTTGTAACGATTGTCAAGATAAAAGAGCTAGATTAGTTTTAATTAAACAACTTAAAGAACAAAAACTTAAAGAACAAAATAAAACAATAATAGAACAACAAAATATGTGGAAAAATAATTCTTTTGTTCTAAATACAGAATATATTCAATATGAGTGATTTACTTAAAAAACTTACTGCTCCAGGATATCAGTATGACGATGAAGCTACATATGAATTGATTGGTTCTGGCAGAACCATTGGTTGTTTTCAAATTGAGTCACCCTTATTAAGAACATATAGTAAAAAACTGAAGCCTGAAAAGCTAAAACAACTAGCAGATTTAATCTCAATTGTTAGACCAGGTACTCTTGAGGTTCAAGATGAAGAGTCTGGTAAAAACATGGCAACTCTATATTGTATGCGTAAAAATGGAGAATTACCAACTAAACCATTGTTCCCATGTTTGGAACCATTATTACGTGATACTTATCAAATTTTAGTGTATCAAGAACAAGCTATGTCTATTTGTAGAGAAATAGCAGGTTTTAATCTACAAGAAGCAGATGACTTCCGTAAAGCTGCTGCTAAAAAGAAACCAGAGTTAATGGCACCACTTAGGTCTAAATTTGTTAATGGTGCTGAAAAGATTGGTAAATGTACCCGCGATGAAGCCGATAAAATTTTCGATATTTTGGAAAAATCTCAAAGATATTCATTCAATTTAAGTCACGGCGTTAGTTATGCTCAAACATGTTATATTACAGCTTATTTGAAAGCAAATTATACGAAAGAATTTTTCGTATCTTGGTTGCGTAATGCTAAAGACTCAGCAGATAAATTTACTGCTATCAATGAATTAATCAATGACGCTAAATCTTTTAATATAGAAGTTTTTGGTCCAAGTCTCTATAATAAAAATAAGGATTTTGAATATCACGAAGATGGAATTTATTTTGGTCTATCTTCTATTCGAGAAATAGGAGACGCATCAATTGACAAGATTATATCAACAATTTCTAATATAGAAGCAACAAAGGGGACAATTAAGAATTTATCTTGGCTAGAATTTCTTACGTCTGTAGATATTTCAGCAGGAATTATGAAATCCTTGATTTTAAGTGGTGCCCTAGATTATATGGGTGTTGACCGGCAAAAAATGCAGTTCGAATATAATCGGTTCAATAATTTAACCGCGACCCAGTTAAAAGCATTTGCACAGATATTAGAAACGCAAAAACCAGCATCTTTATCGGAATTAATAGGAATTTATTTAGCCAATCCTCCTAAAATAAACAATAGGAAACCTGCATCAAACACACTGAGTAAACTGCAAGAAATCAAGAACGAACTGGACAATCCGCCATTTTCTCTGAAAGACTCTGCCGATTTTATTTCGTTTCAAGAGGAATTTTACTTGGGTGTTCCAATCACTAAGACTAAATTGGATGATAGAGATGTAAGTGTTGCTAATTGTACACTGCAACAAATTCAAAATGGTTATGATTCGGAATATATGGTTGTTGCAGTATTGTTAGAGGCTGTACGTGAGTATACTATTAAAAAACAGACTAGCAATAGTTTTGGTAAATGTATGGCATTTATTACAGCATCAGATAAATCAACAAGAATGGATAATATCGTGGCTTTTGCAGATATATACGAAACATATCGCGACATATTATCTGACGGTAATACAGTATTACTACGATGCAAACGTAGTGAAAATAAAGAAAAGGGTGAGAGCATTTTGGTAGAAAAAGTATGGCAAATTTAAACAAAATAAAAGACAATTTAACCAAAATTGATTATAGTGTTAAATTAAATAAAACAAGTGGATTGGTGGTCTTAACATTACCAGGTCAAAAAAATAAGTTGACTAATATTGAACCAAAATATATCACATATGAATTTAAGAAAAATAAGATTATCAAAAATCTTAATGGTAAAAGTGATATTATTAAAGCTCCATCATACAGCTTAAAAATGCTTGCTATATTAGACATTATATTAGAATGTAATCGTTTAAATTATCCACCAGAATTAATTAATTTTAATGATGAAACATCAAAAAGTATAGATAATGTTGATAATGAACCTATATCAAAAATTTTTATGTTATTGGGAGATAATAAATGTTCTAAAAAAGAGCAAGATTTAATCACAATTGTTAGTTATGGAATTGAGAATGGTTTTTCGCCAGAAATAGATAGTCTAAGCGAACAATCTAAAGTAAATGAAGGCTATCAAATAGTTAAACAAATATTTTTACAAGGATTTACACATGAGAGCGAATAATTCAGTTACACTAGTTGGACGATTAACACGAGACCCTGAAGTTAAAGATGTTGGTGAAACCAAAGTTGCTAAGTTTGGTTTAGCAGTAGATGGTTACAAAAAGGATAAAACCAACTTTTTTGACGTTGAAATTTGGGGCAAGGGTGCCGAAATTGCCGAAGAATATATTACTAAGGGCAAACAGGTTGCTGTTCTTGGTGAATTAGTGCAAGATTCATGGGAAAAGGATGGTGAAAAGCGCAGCAAGGTCTTTATTAAAGCCGAGCATATTATGATGCTTGGTTCTAAGTCTGATAATGCGCCGGCAGATGGAGATTCCGAACCTGAACCTGAAGCAAAGCCAAAAGCTAAGAATGGAAAGAAGGCAGCACCCGCAAGTTCTGATAATGAGGATATTCCATTTTAATGTTTGCGTTAAACATTTCTATTAACTTAACACAAGATGAAATTAATAATAATATACTTGTCTTAAAACAGGCTGGATTTACAAAAATTCCAACTAAATTTGACAGTGAAACATTTTCATTTCATTTTAGATTGTATAGCGATACTGGCTTGGCACAAGAAGTATTATTAAATAGATTTAGAAACTCAATACAAATTGACAAAGAATGAAACGAATTCTAATTACTGGAGAAGCGTCTTTTCTAGCTACTGGATATGGAACGATTACATATAATTTATGTAGTCGTTTACATGCCCTAGGTTTTCAAGTTGCCGAATTTTCAAATTATGGTGACCCACATTTTAATCAAAGAAATCAAATTCCGTGGACTTATTATGGTAATCTACCATTAGACCATCAAAAAGATGCTTATAACGGTAATATGAGTTGGCAATGGGGTTCGTGGAGATTTGAGGATGTTTGTCTTCATTTTCAACCGGACCTTGTTGTCTCATTTTTAGACCACTGGATGTCAGCACATATATTAGATTCACCATATAAAAAATGTTTTAAGTTTTTATGGGTTCCAACTGTAGATGCAGAACCACAAAATGAGCAATGGATAGCAGATTATTCCAAAGTTGATTATTTGGGAACATACACAAATTGGGCAAAATCACTACTCGAAAAACAGGGTGATTTACGCCCAATTGTTTTATCTCCTGGTGTTGATTATAATAAGTTTATTCCAGTAACAAATAAGGCTGAACATAAAAAGAAGGCTGGTTTACCAGAAGATGCATTTATTGTTGGAACAGTAATGCGCAATCAAAAACGCAAGTTGTATCCAGATTTATGTATCTCATTTAAAAAATTACTGGATAAATTAAAAAAGGAAGGAAAAGATACAAGCAAGGTATTTCTGTATTTACACACCGCCTACCCAGATTTGGGCTGGGATATAGCAAGGTTAATTAAGGAAAACGAACTTTGTGCGAATGTTCTGACTACGTATACCTGTACTAATTGTCTCAATAGTTTTGTTTCCTTTTTTAATGATGCTGTATATCCTTGTTTGAATTGTAATGGTGCTGCAAAAACTCCTAGTGTTCAAAATGGTGTTAAAGTAGAGATACTTAATGAAATTTACAACCTATTCGATGTTTATGTACAATGGGCGAATTCTGAAGGATTTGGTATTCC